CGTTTTTGTTTTTTGCTCCGGTTTTATCTTTTTTAAAAGCGCGTTTTCTGCTTCAACATATGTATTTTCTTTTAACTTGTTTAACTTATCTACAAACTTACCTTCTTGAACTTCAACAACGTTGCGTTCAATAGCCTCATATGCTTCTTTAGCTTTTTTATCAACAGCTTTAATACTTTTTTCGTAGTCTTGATTGATTCGATCCTGAAGTTCTTTTAAAGCTTTATTAGCTTTTTGTCCTTCAGGTGTATCAAAATATTCTCGTCGGACTTTTCCTTTTTGGGCGCTTAATCTTCTCTCAGCTAAGAGTTTTTTATTAACTTGACCTTCTCCTGATACTGTTTCCGTGATTTCCTCAAGTTTCATCTTTGCATCGATGACACCTGTATCCTCTGCAACATATTCCTCTGCAAGAAGATCAGCTTCTCTTGTAGCCTTTCTAAGTTTATCTGACGTTTCGGAGGTAAGTCGTTCTTTTTCGATCTGTGTTTCAACGTCGATTTTTGCACGCTCAATATTTTGTGCTTTAGGTGAAGCGTCATCTATCTTTTTTTCGATTTCAACAGTTGTATAATCTTCAAAAGTTTTTGGCTTTTCAACTATTTCATATTCAGGTGAAACGTCCATCTCTGGGCTGAGTTTACGTTCAGACTCAATACTAGAGTCACGCTCAAATAAAGCTTGTTCTTGTTCTGCAAGGACTTCATCAACTTTTGGTTTATCGACAAACCCTTCTTCAGTTAGGTAACCCTCTTTAGGTTCTGCTTTTTCTTCTGAGATTTCTCTAACAGCCTCGGCAGCTTTTTCACGAGTAGAGCGAGCTTCTTCGTAGATTCTTTCTGTTATTGCTGTTTCTTCTACAGTAGGCTGAGATAAAGGATCTGATACTACTCTTTTAGTTTTTGCTCGTCCTTCGGGACTTACTACTTTTCTAGCTAATCGAGCGGCAACTCCAGGCACAAATCTTGCTGCTCTATCAACAAAAGCTTTTCCTCTTGCTGGAAGCTTATGATAGAACGGCGCTAAAGTCATAGCTAGTGTAGCTGGCTTTTCAGCTAAAACTCTGGCAGCACCAGCAAAATCACCGTTACCAGCACGGTTTGCGGCTTCTACACCAATAGAACCAAACGCTGCTAAAACTGCGGGCATCTCTCGACCACGTTCATAAGCAGCTTCAAATACTTCACCAGTAGTTTTAGATGGATCTTGTTCGGGTAAAATAGGGATGATGTCTGTAAATAAACCAGTTCCAAGACCTACAAGAACTTCTGATGCATCATCTTGCATCGCAGTGTAAACATCTTTTGAAGCTTGCCTTCTTAAAGTTGCTTCTGCTGCTGAAAGATCTTCAGAAATAGAAGGTGCATATTGAGCAAGTGCTGCTCTACCTTTTGGTCTAAACTCTTTTGCAGGAATACCAGTGGCTTGTTCAAGTGCTTTGGCTCTTTGTTTTTCAAAAGTTCCAGGGTCAGGGACTGCTCTTGCAGCTTCTTCAAAAGTTTTACCAGCAGCCATCTGTCCTGCAACACCAGCAAGAGACTCAACAGCAGCAGGTAAGGTTACACCAGCTTGTGTTACAGCTTCGGCAGCAACACCAGCAGCTAGACCAACTGGTCTAACAAGTTGTTTTGTAGATAAAGAATACTCATCAGGTCCAATAGTTTTGTATTTGGCGATATCTGCTTGAGTTTGCTGTTTGTCATAGATAAGAGGCTTCGGACCTAAGATAGCTTCTTCGATTCCAAAAGCATCTGGGATTACTCCACGAAGACCGGCCTTAACAAAACCTTCACCTTCAATCTTTTGGCCCTGTGATAAAGTAGGTCTGGCGCGCTCTACAACAGGCGCTGACGGCCTTTCTACTGGTGAGACAGGGGCAGGTGCCTCTGCGGGTATTTGCGAGGCTTCAAGAGGCTCTGAACCCATAAAGGGTAAACCTGCCTTAATAGACTTTTCTGTTAGTCTACCTTGGCCTTTAATCTTTGCTTCATCATAATCTAGATCTACGTCTTCTTTGCGTAGACCAAGTTCTCTCATCCTCGCCTTGATATCTTCACCAGCAATACCGGCTTTTCTCGCAGCGTTGATTTTTTGTCTAACTGTTGCCATGTAAAAATATCCTAATCTAAGAAGTCTTCTGCTGTCTTCTTCTTGGGCTTGCTAGTTGGTCTTTTTCCAGCGGGTCTTCTACGGTCTGAACGCTGATATCTTCCGTCTGGCCCTGCAATAGCTGATCTTGCGTCAAGAACTTGTTGCTGAGTTAAACCAAAAGCCTTAAGTTCATCTTCAGTAGGCTGTCTATTCTGTAATAAAGTTCTACCAGCAAAAGCACTGAAAGCTCCACGTTTTCTTGCTAGATCGTTTAATAAGCCTTTTTGATTCCTGATTTGGCCTGCAATATCAGCTAACTGCCCTCGGGCTGCGTTAGCTTCTCTGATTGCTTTGCTTTTTGCAGCAGCGGCTGTCTTGTTTAAAACTCTTTCTGAAGTAGTAACCTTAGCTCCTGCTCTAGCTTGACCAGCTTTAAGTTTTAGTTTACGTTGAATATCTAAAAGATCATCAAGTCTTTTCTGTCCAGCACCTTGTTCCTTAGAGAAAGTTCCTTCATAAAGCTTAACGAAATCTTTTACTAAAGGTTTAGCACGACGGCGACCGGTACCACGACGTTTTTTTGCTTTGATAGCCTTGATTGCTGAATCAAAGATTTTACTTGAAGCTTGAGCAGCTAATAGGTTAACACGACCTGGGCGGGTTTCTCTATCAGTTACGGCTTGTTCAGCGGATCTTTGTGCTCCTGCTGCTAACTTAGCTGTGCCTGCACGAGTTTTAGCAACGCCTGCTTCTGCTGCACCGGCTGAAATCTCTCTTGCTCTACGACGACCAAGTTGTTCGGAAGCGTAAGCTTTACCAACTGTTCCAATAGCGTCGATAAGGTTTGGTGCTTTTTGTTGTTTAGGAAATAAAGCTACAACGTTTTTTAAGTAACGCTGGCGATATGATCCACTTAACCTATCAGCTATAGTAGAAAAACCCATGCCTGTAACACGATTATTAGCCAAAGCATCAAGCACTCGTTTTTGATTTTGAGGGGTCTGAGCGTTTTTAGCATAACCATAAAGCTGATCAATAGAAACTGTGTAAGGAATATCTAAAGGCTCTTGTGAGATATTAGGCATACCAATACCGCGTGCTCCAAGCTCGCCTGCTAGTTCCCTAAAAAAGTCAATAGAACCTCTTGCTTGTCCTGTTGGAGATTCAAATCTTGTAATATCTATTTCAGCAGCGGGTGCTGCTGTCGCTCTTGTTGCCTCTTGTCGAACGTTAGCAGCAACTTGTTTAGCTGCGGCTTGACCAGCTTGTGCCATAGTCTGACGATCAGGAACCTTTGCACCACCGTAAGAAGGTGGTGTCATACCACTAACAGGAACTGGTGCTACACGAGCCATAGGAGGAGCAGCTATTTGACCGGGACTTGCTTGTTGTGGACCACCGGCTCTGATTAAAGTTGGAGCAACGTTAATAGGCTGGACTGGTGCAGGTCTGGATTGATCCATGATTCTTTGTAGTCTTGGATCTGCGGCTGGAATAGGCGCAGGTTGAACTGGAACATCCATAACAGGAGCAAGTGGCGCACCACCTGGAGTTGGGGCCAGTGGTTGCATAGGCTGACCTAAGCGCATACGAGCAGCTTCTTCAAGTGTTGGAGGCTGACCTTGTAATCTTGTTCTTAAAACCGAATCATCAGGCTGAAAAGATCTACCTGAAATCCTTTGCATATCCTCTCTAATACGACGCTCACGATCTTCTCTATCAGTATCACGACCCATCTCTTCGCCAGCTTTATCTAACTCACGAATAGCTCTTAGTTGTTCTGGAGTAAAACGTTGTGTTTGTTCAGGTCTTCCAGGCTGACGTAGAAGAGGTCCTCTTTCTTTATCTGAGGACTCTGTGCGTATTTCTGTGCTTGGCTTTTGAGCTTTGGCAGGCATAGTGCCTTTTGTTCCTACACGAGCCTTAGCAGCTTGTGTAAGGGCATCTGCTGGCGTATCCTCTGTAGGTCGCTTAACATCACCTCTAATAGCATCATAACCTTTTTCAGCTACGTTAGCGAGAGCACCTACACCTTTTGATTCAGCTACTTGATCTAATAACTTAACTGTTTCAGAAAAATCAAAAGCACCTTTATTGCCCATACTGAGCTTTTTAGGGTCTTTTGTTAAAGGTTCTGCTCTAAAAACCCGACCGCTTGGTAATCTAATAACTCTTGCCATAATATTATTCCTTTCTTAAAAAGCGGAGTCGCCCTCTTTTAAAATACGTCTTGCTTCATCTTCGTATTTTTTCTTAATAACTGGGTCTGTTTCAGCATCAGCCAAAGCTTGAATCCCAGCAGCAGCAGCCTCTTCGTCATCTGAGTTATACCAAGATTCACCCTTATTGTCTTTCTTAAGTTGTGCTATGTTTTCTGCGGCTTCTACCATCTTGCGTTGTCTGTCTTCAAGTTCTGATTGTGCCTCAGCAGCAAACTTCTCAGCTTCAACACCTTGGACAGAAGCAACTGCGCCATACTCACCAGCTTTTTCAGCAAGACCAGCGGCTCTTGTAGTCTCATCAGATTTAAACTTCTCTTGTAAAAGACTCTGTTGAGCACCAAACTCTGCTTGTTTCTGGCCCATCTCAGCAGCAGCTTGGCGTAAAGACGCACCTGTGCCACCACCACCGAACGATCCACCAGCTTGACCAGCAGCTAAACCAGCAGCGGCTTGTCTCCGCATACCTCTTGAGCCAACTTGTTCTGCACCTTGAAGTGCTTTTAGACCAGTTTCACGGCCTTCTAGTTGTTCTCCTCTGCGTTTTTCAAAGTCTTGAAAGCCTGCTTCTTGACGAGCAGCAGCTTGGCGAGCAAGAGATTTACCTTTTTCTCTTCGACCCTCGCGTTTATCTCGGATTGTCTTTTGTTCTTCGGGACTAAGTGCCATGTGTATTACCTCTATTGATTACCACTCGCTTCTAACAAGTGATTTCTTTCCTATGATTAACAAGTGTGCTCCACCGTTTGCTAATAAGTCTCTTCCATAATACTCAGCGGGTGGTGAACCTGTGTTATAAGGCAAACCATACCAGCCCATCAAAATATGTAAGAACTTTTCTTGACCTTTGGTATGAGCTATAGTTGGTGCAGCACCTCTTGTTCTAACGTGCTCTGTTCTATCGTTTGAGTTATAACCAACACCTCTTCCAACAAAAGCAGGAATACCGTTTGTGTAATAACCAGAACCTTCACTGTTAGCGGCAACAGCTTCGTAGTTTAGTGGAATCTGAATAATCCTTGTTCTTGTTGAGCCTGCTTCTTGTGCTATAGTTTGGACTAAAGGATCTACACCAGCATCAACTATGTTTGTATCGTTCCAGTTAGCCTCTTGCCAATAAGCAAGTGATTCAGTTCCATACCAATCAGAACCCCAGCCTGAACCCATAAACAGTTCTAGTTCAAGTGTTCCGGTATTTACTAAATCGATACCACCAGGAGTAGCATGGGAGCTAATAGTTGGGCTAGGACCCGACGTATTTCTACCTTCATAGCATAAAAAAACATGATGAATCTCAAAAGGTTCTGTAATAGGAATAACCCTGCGGTCATAAACTCTATCTAATACAACGTCTACACCTGGGGGTGTTGGTTTTTGGTCTGGTGTAAGTGTAGGATTTGCTCTTGTGTAAGGCATCGTTAATAAATCCATGCCTTCAGTTTTATAGTTGTAGTTGTTATTAAACAACGGAACTACAAAAGCGTCATAAGCTTGGATGTCTAACTGCTCTTGGAACTGTGGTTTAGACCACTTAGAAGAATAACCACCACTCATCTTGCGTTGAACTGTTTCGTCTAGTTGTTCAATATTAGTTTGTAGTGGATCTGCTTGGATTGTATCACCTGGGGTGATTGGTCCTAAGCTTATAGTATCTGGAGAATCAGAACCATCACCATAAAGAACTGGATTATTCGCCATCCCAGTTGGGTTATCATCCGTGCCTCCTTGTCGATCTCTTGCTCTTAAAGCTGTTGAAAACTCTAAGCTAATCTGCAAGTTTTTAATCATCGCGTTCTTATTACCGTCAGCATCAACGGCTGGCTCATCGCCAACAAACTGAAGTGACATGCAGTAAGCAGAATCAGATGAAAATAGTTTGTTTATATTATCAAGAACATAAGGGTTTTGTCCCATATTATTAAAGTTAAAAACAGTTCCTGGGATTGTATAAGAAACTAACTCTGTTTCCCAAGTTTTTATTTGGCTTGCGATAATAGATGGAGTCTTCTTAAAGATGTTAAGTTCAAAAGTAATACCACTCATGCCACCTTTAACTGTGCCCATGGTATGATCTTGTCCCGAAGCAACGTGAGTATGTTTTTGGTAAGGAAACCAGACAATAGGTTCATCGCCTTGGTCTATACTAAAAACAATACGTCGTAAAGTGTATGGCGTAGATGTTGAACCTAACTGAAACGTTGGTGAAAAGGTATCTTGTGGTTCAGGTAAAATAAAAGGAAAGGTCCAAGCTTGTTGTTGTGTTGCTGTTGTCGCAGTCCAACCAATAGAATCAACAGAATAGTTTAGTTCAAAACCACTCTCATAAGGTAGATTATCCTTATCTAACTCTCTGTTTTGTATAGCAGAAGCTACAGAAGTAAAGAAATCATCAACTGGCTGTGCTTGAAGCTTTGTTCCTTTCGTAAGTTTTTTGCGTGTAATCTCACTCATGTGTCTTCTCCAAGGGATGGAATACTGAAATATTCACAGTCCAAATATTACCACCAAAAGTAGCCGGTGAGTCACCAGACCAGTTTGTTGTTTCGTTCCATATTTGACCGTCACCTACACCAGACTGGTTTGGAACAGGTGTTTCAGAGTCTGTATCTTCACTAAAAGCTGGGACTCCTACAACAAAACGAACTCTTGAACCTGCAAAAACAGGGATATTTAAATCAGACATACGCCAAGCACCACCGTTTACTCTTCTTATTGAAGCATCTGGATACCATGTTAGGATATTTTCACCTGTATTAGATGCCAGCGGTGGGTTTTGTAAGTCGCCTGACATAATAAAAGATCCTGCGCTAGATCCCCAAAGATGGACTTCACTATTACGAACAAAAGTATCACCTGTGTTTAGTGGGTTATCTACAATAATCCACATCTGCAAATCGTCTGCCCACTCTTGTGTTACTGAATAAGAAAAGAGGTTATTAAACCATGCTTCTGTTCCACCATCCTCGGTAAAATCTGAGTCAAATAGACCAAAAACAGTAAAGTCGTTTATTATTGTTGGTTTAGAAAAATACTTCGTTGTTGTCCAAAACCATCCCATATCATATTCAGCACCAGATGGGAGTCCACTACCTTGTTGTGAGTTGGTATTGGGTGAAAACCTTGATGCACCTTTAAATCTAAAAGGGTTGTTTGGATTAGTTTCGTCTAAATCATGTGGCATCTCTGAACGAATAGCTAAGGTCCATGGGTTGTGCCAAACAAAAGTGTTTGTTAGATAGCCTAGTGAACCAGCAGATATTAAAGCTGGTGTGTTGGCAAAGTGAAAACGGTTTTCATACCAACCATCTATATCTTTAAAATCCAAAGAGTTAAAGCGCTCTTGAACGTCCTGTAAAGCGTCTTCTATTCTGTTGCCATCGATAGTAGTCTGATCACTAAACTGATGTTTTGTAAGAGTTCTATTGGTCATAGTATTAAGTTTCCTGTTGTGGCAGCAACGCCAAATACTTTAGTAGTTGCGTTTAAGCTTGTAACTATAAAAAAGTCGCCGTTGCCTGTGCCTTTATTATGAATAACTGATGTTGCGTTAGAATCTGATTCTTCAAACCAAATACATCCTGTGGCTGAACCTAGTGTTTCACCGTTAATAGTTGTATTTAAAGCAATATAGCACGAGGTATTAGTAACTTGTCCAAGTCTTTCAGTATCACCTTTAGGGAATCTTTTAAAAACGCAGTTCTGAAATATAGCTCTTCCACCTTCGTTTATAGTAACTAACACTTCAGCAGTAACTTTTGTTTGCTCAAAGAAACAGTTAGTAAAAATAGCATAACCACCTGACTTAATAATAACCGGTGCTGTAAACTTAGCTCCCGGTTGTCCTACTAAGACTGTGTTTTTTTTGACGATAGTTATACCTTTGTGATCACCCTGTTCTAACCAAACAAAGTTTTCACTCTTTTGATTTTCTTCTGGAGGGGTTCCTTCTCTTGCAAAGTTTTCACCTCTGCTGGATACAAAATCATCTAGTGTAAACTTATCAAACCTTTCTTCGGCTTTTAAGTCTTTACCAATAGTAAGTGGAGTATTCTTAAAGAAGCTACTCATCGACCACGCCTCCGTCGTCCTGCTACAGCTTGTAAGGCTACTTTGATTGTTTTAATATTAAGCTTGCTTGCTTTATCTAAAAGAAAGCCAAAGAACGTGTAGTTAACAGACTCACCTCTAACTGAATCAGAAGTAGCTATTGTGTCTACCTCTTCTACATCAACGAGATAGTTACCTTCCAAAGTGTTAGTATTGTCGCCATACAGCGCACTTGTGCCTAACAGTCTATCTTCTAAAGCAGCAGGTTTAAATCTGGTTCTAATAGAGTTTTTATTTGCAACCTGCACAAGTGCGGCTCTATTGATATTATCATCAGTTACATCAACCAGTTGTGTTACATAATCTTTGTAATCTGAACCTGCTACTGTGTTCCAAGGTCCAAACAACCATGGCTTAATAGGCTCACCAGTTCCTCTACTGTTTATTGATGAATAAGAACCTCTTGCTTTTATTTGCTCTTGACCTTCAATACCGATTTGTGATGACTTATAAATCCAATCAACACCTGTTGTTCTTGTATCCGTAGTTTCTAAGTAGTAATAGCCTGGATTCCAAATAATAGTGTTCATAGGAGTAACTTGTGTTCCAGGTGGTGTAGCACCGTAATAATATTCTGCTGTTGTGACTCCACCTATTAAAGATGACTGAGCATCACCTGTGCCAGTTCTATTTCTTTTTTGAAAGGGAATCCAAATAACAGGATTTTTATTGTATCGGTTTAGATTAGAATAAGGATAAGACGTATTACCAGCGGCATAAGGGATACTAGCATCAAACTTGATATTAATATTTCCAGTAGTGTCTGAAACTTGCGCTGTTCCTGCAATAACCCCTGGTGAATATCCGACATAGTTGACGGCTCGTTCGGTGGGCAACATAAAGACGATTGAGTCGTCTCCTGCTCCTGCGAAGGGAACAGTTTGATATTTGGTTGTGTCATAGGAAAACTCTAAGTTGTAGCTAAGGACTTGATGATGGCCTGCCGTATTTGTTGTAAAATAGATGGGCAAGTACCATAGCTCATCTTCTTCTGTATATGTGGTAGCTTGTGTTGCATCTGCTGATAGTTTATTACCCCAGCGTTCTAGTGGGTCAAACCAAACTGTGTTGTTGGTATTACCTTCTGAACCCTCATAGAAGCCGATAGTTCTTTTACCTTCATCAAAATCTCTTGTAGATCCATCAAGTGCGCCACCTTTGCCCCACTGAAATAATCTCCAAGACTTATCAACACCAATATTTTGTGAAGTTGGTAAACCTTCACGGCTAACAGTTTTACTAATAATCTGTTTAGTTTCACTTCCACCTACGGCAAAAGTTTTTGTTTGTGTGCTTGTAAGCCAAGGCGATGATATGTTTGGGTTACCGCTTACTTTATAAGTATATCCACCAGCACCATCTGGTACTGAGTCTACAATCGATGTAAAAGACCATAGATACCAACCGTTTTTATAAACCCAAACTAAGTTTAGTTTTGGAACAACAAGCATAAGTTGCTCATATACTTCATCATAGGTTAGATGCACTTGGCTAGTATTATCTCTAAAACGATAAACAAAGTCTGGGGAGTTTAAGTCTGTTCCTACAAAACCGTTAGCTGCAAAGTAGTGAACAAAGGGATTTACTGTGCTATCTGTGAAGAAACGCTTGATTGGAAGTGAAACTTGTTCTGCGGAAAAGCCTGTTCCAGTAGAATATACTCCGTTATCATCAACCCAAAAGATTCTATTTTGACGGAACAGAATAGCGTTTGGACCTAAGCAACCTATTTCGCTATGAACCTCAGTCATACGGCCAGCGGTTAAGAGAACACCTTGTGATGGTTGGTAAATAAAAGTTTGATCTTTGGACCAAACGATTATCATCTCGTTAAACGTTTTTATTGCTGTAATATCAGAACGTAGTTCGTGAAAGGTAAAAGTATTATCGCCGATGATAGCGTTTGAAACACCTATATCTGAAAAGTAGATAGATCTTCCAGAAGCATAAACAATACGTCCGTCGTTAGCATCTAAATCTACGATACCACTTAGCTCATCATCTGTAATATAGGCATATGCATCAGTAAACAAACCATCTTTAAAACTTATTGGAGTTATTAGGGATGTTTCACTGTATTGATTTGTTAGTGAAGACCATACATGGTCTCTTGAGTTTAAGTTATTAACCCGTTTATCTCTATTAGTTATAAAAGCTGCTGGGTTGTAAATAAAGACACCTGATTCTTTTGAACCAAAATAGACTTTGCCTAGATAATCACTGAAAAAGAAATCATCACTTTTAGCTTCTTTTATGCTTGAATAGTTTAGCAAAGGTGGTCTTGCTTCAAGAAAACCTCTGTAATAACCAGTAGTTTGGTTAGTCTTTTCTTGTTCGGCAGTGTGATCGTAGAGAACTTCCTGCCAAAAGTTATTTGTAGTTACGTCATAGATGTTAACACAGTAGTAATCAAGGTAATCTGTGCCTGCTTCTGCTTTATATCCAGTCCATCCTCGTGCTAAAAACACAGAAAGGATCTGTTCATGACCAAAATCTGTTACAAAAGTGTAAGAACCTAAGTGTTTCCTTAGACCAAACTCCTCGTTATTTGCTGTAAGACCAGTTATGCGCGCAGTTAAAGGAGCGTTAAACTCCATAAGAGTACCAAAACCATCACGAGTTTCGTAAAGTCCACGGTTTTTATAAAGGTTTTGGATAAACGTTTGGTTGTTGTAAGGGTCGCTAAGAGCCATACCGTCTGTTATTATATCTATTTCTTTACGAGGTGCAGCCATATTTTAGTTCCTTTCACAGTGATTCATATATTTACCACCTTAGTAATATGTTGCTTCGTCTGTTCCTACGACGTTATTGTTTTGATTCCATGACCTACCAGTCATAAGGTAAGAATCTAACTCGTTTTTTCTCATAGAAAGTTGAGCCATCAAGATTGGATTAGCAGCAAAGTCTTTGATTTGGTAGTGTTTACAAGCCATAAGTGCGATAAGGTCACCATAATATGTTGCTATTTCGTTTAGATAAACACCACCACCTGATGCTGTATTACCAACTGTAAACGGTTCTGTGGGAAAGCCAACATATTCTACAAGACAACTATCAGCTTGTTCGCTAAATAAAAGTTGTGTGCCTCTTAACATATAGCGGTTTACACCGTTTCGCATCTCTACGAGTGAGTTTGAAGCTTGCAAGTAATAGCGTGCTAGCCCTGTGCCAGCATCTGAGCGCGCTACTCTCATCAGACGATACATCCTATCAGCAACAGGAGCACTGCCCATGATAGCGTTTCCTGAAGCTCCTGGGACAGCTAAGTCCAAAGTATCAGCGTTGATATTGATGTAGTTCTGAGAAGTTCCAAACAAGTTACTATCTGATTCAGCAGCTTTAAAAGTTAACTCTCTCCATCCTAAGTTTAAAAAGTTTACTTTTGTATTATCATCCATAAAAGTAAGATCGGAATCATCTACATATTGTTTAAACAGTTCTGCGATTTGTGCTGTATTCATGTGTTATTACTCCGTTGGCCTTCTATTAATAACTGCTAAGTCGTTACTTTGTGCCTGTTGCCGAACTTGACCACGTTGTGTAGTCATAGCGTTTACCAACATAGCGTCCTCAGCAGAACCTTCTATCTGTTGTTCAGCAGCTTGTGGGCTTTGAGTTACAAGTCCTTCTAACATCTTATCTTGATCGTTTGTGGGCAAGTGTGTTGGGAATACTCTGTATTTAACTCTATTCTCACCAGGGTTATTAGGATCAGGTGGAGTGTAAGTAGCCAAGGCAATAAGAATATCTCTCATGTAATCCTGAACAAACTGAGCTAACTCATAATATTCAGGTGTTTTCATGTAATCACCAAAGATCGAAGTGAACTTTGGAATATCATCAGTAGCAAAGATTTCAATCTGTGCGCCTGCTTTAACAGCATCAAGCATGTCTTGAACGTGATTGCGTGATTGGATTTCTTCAAGAACCATGGCGTTGCCTGTCTTAAAGGAGATTTCACGCATAGCCTGCTTTTTATCGATAAGGCCAAGTTCAAGTAAGTTAAGAATCTTAGCATCTCTATCTTGGGCTTCATCACGGAATAGTGAACCAGCTTCGATAAACACTTCTGGTTTATTAACAATACTTGTTTGTGATAGTGAACGCCAAACTAACTTGCCTGTTGTATCCATCATGTTAATAAAACGTTCTTCGGTGTAATACTCTTTCATCAACTGAAGAACAGATTCAGACATCTTCTTAACAGCGTTTTCGATGTTTTCCTGAGTCATAACTAACTGACTAACATCTTGCTTGCCAAGGGCCTCAATAGCTTTACCAGAGGTCACACCTACTGCTCGCTTGCCGAGTGTAGTTGAGTGAACACCAGCAACGTCCAGCATCTCGCTCTGTAAGCGCGATACATGGTCGAGAACATAGCTAGGCATACCTTTCATCGCTATTTGTTGAGGAGCGCCACCAGCGGCGTTGTAGTAGATCTTTTCACCGGGGGTTCCACGGATTGATGAACCGTTTACACCAGACGTTTTTGGAATCAACCACTTTGGGTTTGACATCATCTCAACGTTCTGAACGATTTGGTTTCTAACTTTATTGTAGAGGTTTTGAAGATCTAAGATATTTGACACCATGCCGATGCCCCACAACTTATCAGGTAAGTTTGTGTAGCGAATAAACTGAACAGGAATACCCTTGATTGGGCTTTTTCCTTTGTAAAGCCAAGTGTTACCCATAACGATGCCGTAGTTGCCATCTTTAAAGTATACTGAGTAAATCTCTACACGAGGATAATAAAAGCCTTCACCTTGATATGACTTAGTATGTGGGTAAGAGTTGTCTTCTGATTGGTCAGATGATAAAGCTTGAGCGTCGTTGATTGCTTCCATATGTTGTGGATATGCAGCTTCAAGGTCTTTTTTACGAACAATCTTACGGCAAGCAATAAAAGAAGATTCATCTGGATTAGAACATCCAGCTTCAAAGAAAAGATCGTAAGGTGAGATAACTTCTAGTTTAATACAATCGTCTTGTTCGTCGTAGTATTCTTTTAAAGCACAGTTACCGCAGGAGACTAACCACTCAATAGCGGTAGTTAGTTCGCGTTTTACACTTTGACTATGATAAAAATATTTAAGTGCTTCCTCAGAAGACTTTGCTTTGATGATATCTTCGTTAGAAGGTGAAGCAGGCATAACTGAAACGCCTGGATAGTTAGTTGCTAAACGCGATGTTACAGCCCGATACATATTCAGAATCAGGTTTACGATTAACTGATTCCGTCCAGGCTGATTCCGAAGGGTTACATACTGTTGAAGAGACTTATCATAACGAACGTTCTGTTGTCCGTTAAGATACATGAGAGATAAATCCCATACTCTAGTTTGATTAAGTTTAGCGTTTCTAGCTGAATCCAACATAGATTTGATTTGTGTAGGAAAGCCATCATGTTCTAGATTGTCTTGCATCAGTTGCTTATCTCCTTATCATCACTATTGCTAAACTTGTTGTATAAAGCTAAAGCTTGTGTAAAAGCATCACCGGCACTTGCTTTCTTTTTCTTTTTCTTCTTGGCTTCTTTTTCTGGCTGTTCAGCTAAAGCGCTGGGCCGTTCCAACTCTTGTTCTGCTTCTGAAGCTTCTTGAAAGATTTCTTCTTTTCGGTCACCATCACCAAACACACTACCAACAGCTTTGCCAGCTTTGTAACCAGCAGCAGCACCTTTAGGACCGCCTTTAACACCACCAGCAATAGCACCACCAACAGCAACAACGTCAGAAAGAACATCACCAAACGACGTTTCCATAGACATATTTGCAGCGGCAGTTTTGCGTATTTTTGCTGCTCTTCGTTCGTCTTCTTTTTTTGTGTCAAAGACTTTACCGCTTGGTAAGCTTCCTTTATATTTAGTCATGATATATGTCCTGTAAAGTTGAACTACCTTGCAGTTCTTCTTGCTTATCCCACATCTGGTTTTGGCTTAGTTCCCAGTTAATCTTACTGGTCATAGCACTTAATAAGCAAGACAAATCATACCCTATTTTCGATAACGCTGTAATAGCAGCAAGATAGAAGATGATTTGTAATACTGAAAAGATAGTTATCATATTAATATTTCTCCAAGTAGGCAATAGCTGCTAAGAAAAGTTTCTTGTCTTCTTTTAGTTTACCTATTGCTGAGTTGCACGAGCCACATAATAAACCGCGCACCTCACCTGTCTTGTGATTGTGGTCAACACCGAGGGCAAGCTTAAAGTTCACTTGATGTTCCCCGCAGATATCGCAACAACCTTTTTGTTCTGCAAACTTCTCGTTGTAATCTTCCTTCGTGATTCCATAGCGATTCTCAATATGTCGCCATCTACTGTAATCAAGTTTACAAACTTTACACCACTGGTGGTATC